ATTGAACGAAGACAAAGAATTGGAGTACAAAGGCTTTACTTTGGAAGAGTTTGAAAACGTTGAGTCAGAAGGCAAGTACGATACTTTCTTCAAATTAATCAAAGTAGGAGAATAATCACAAAAAGATAAACGACAATCGGCTCACCCAAAAAGTGGGCCGTTTTTCTTGCATATTTATAGCAAATACAGTTATGACCAATCAGCTAACACAAGAAGAGTTACAACAAATCAATCTTATTAGAAACGATGCTTTAGAAGTCGCTTCCTTGCTTGGAGAACTAGAATACCAGAAGATGGTAATCGAATTGGACCAAGACGAATTAAGAGCAAAGATCAAAAGAATCAAGATAAAAGAAAAAGAAGTTTTCGAAGAAATCAAAGAAAAATACGGCAACGTCTCCATAAACATTGAAACAGGGGAAATTAGCCAAAGTGTTTTGAACTAAGTATTGATATTTATTACTAGAAAAAAAACGATATAAATGGCCGAAACATTAATTAGCCCAGTAGTCTTTTTACAAGAAAATGACCTTTCGCAAATAACCCAAGGTCCAGTACAAGCCGGAGCCGCTTTATTAGGCCCTACAGTAACTGGTCCAGTTAACATACCTACTTTAGTCACTACTTACTCTCAATACAAGGCTGTGTTTGGAGCTGCTTTCGTTTCTGGAGGTGCTTCTTACGAGTACTTAACTAGTATGGCAGCGTTGAATTACTTTGAACAGGGAGGAAGCTCTTTGTTGGTAACCAGAGTTACTTCAGGATCTTACACTCCTGCAACAGCATCTTTATTAAACAGTTTAGGTACAGTAGCAGTAGTTTTAGAGACTCTTTCTGCCGGATCTATAATGAATAATAACTTTGGCTCTTTGTCAGGTAGCGGAACAGTTAACGGAGCTTTACCAACAGGATCTTCTGCTAACATTCGTTGGGAAGTAACTTCTATGGACAGTGGTTCTGGCATATTCAATTTAATCGTTAGACGCGGTGACGACTATCAAAATAGCAAAACAGTTCTTGAAACATGGAACGGTTTGTCTTTGGATCCTAATCAAAGCAATTATGTTGCTTACGTTATTGGAGATCAAACTGAAACCGTGGCTATAGACGATTTAAGCAATTACTACTTACAAACTACCGGTTCTTATCAAAACAAGAGCAAGTATATAAGAGTTAAATCTGTTAACACGCCAACAGCAGGTTATTTTAATCAGTACGGTCAACCTGCATTGGGCGCTTATACGGCTTCTTTGCCATTGGCTGGATCAGGATCTAACAACGGATCTTTTGGAACTGCTACAGGTCAAATCTTCGGTTCATTCGGAGTAGAACCTGTTAACTTCTTCGAAAACATACCTAGCGCTTTGGGCGACGGCAGCGTACCTAATAGAAATATACAGGGTCTAAGAAGCGGAGACTACAACATAGCCATTAATTTGATGGCAAACAAAGACGAGTACGATATCAATGTTTTATACGCACCAGGCGTAAACAATATGAATGCGCCTAGTCAAATAACAAGCATAGTAAACACGGTTCAAACTCGTGGAGACGCTATCGCAGTTGTTGATATGGTTGGTTACGGTCAATCTATACCTACTGCTACCACGCAAGCAAACAGCTTCGATAACTCTTACGCTGCTACTTACTACCCTTGGTTACAAATTAGATCAAGAGAGACAGGAAAAGTTAATTTCGTTCCAGCTTCTACAATTGTACCAGCGGCTTACGAATACAACGATAGAGTAGCTGCAGAATGGTTTGCACCAGCTGGTTTAAACAGAGGCGCTCTTTCAACAGTATTACAACCAGAAAGAAAGTTAACCTCTTCTGATAGAGACAGATTATATCAAGCTTCTGTTAATCCAATCGCTACTTTCCCTGGAGTTGGTACGGTTATCTACGGTCAAAAGACTTTACAACAAAAAGCTTCTGCTTTAGACAGAGTAAACGTAAGAAGATTGCTAATCGCATTAAAATCTTATATCGGTCAAATCGGAGAAAGCATCGTATTCGAGCCTAACACTCAAGTTACTCGTAATAAATTCATAAGTCAAGTTAACCCTTACTTAGAATCAGTACAACAAAGACAAGGATTGTATTCTTTCCAAGTTGTAATGGACGATAGCAATAACACTCCTGACGTAATAGACAGAAATCAATTAGTAGGTTCTATTTACTTACAACCAACTAAGACTGCGGAGTTTATCCAATTAGATTTCAACATTTTACCAACTGGAACAACATTTGGCCAATAATATCAAACAAAATAGAAAATGAACGATAATACAATCATTAGAATTAAAGTACCAGCACATTTATACGAGAGTGTAAAGGCTAAGTTAATGGTAAAAGAAGAAACTTCTCAATTGCAAAAATTGGAAGAAGCAAAAGCTAAGATCGAAAAAATGATCTCTGAAGCTAAGAAAGTAGACCCTAAAAAAGCTGCCGAAGACAAGAAGAAAAAAGAAGCTGAAGCTAAGAAGAAAAAAATGGAAGAAGCTAAAGACACTGAAAAAGTTACTGCCGCAGATCGCGAAAGATCGAAAAAAATAGTCGCTTCTTTTAATGCTGAGCGTGAAAAGGAGAATCGTATGATCGCCGCCGCTATGGCAAAGAAAAAAGCAGACGCCGAAGCTAAGAAGGTTGCTGACAAGAAAAAAGCAGACGCAAATAAAAAATAAGTAAAGTAATATTTATACTAAATACAACCAAAAATGCCAGTATTAGACCCAAATGAAATTATGTTTACGTCGTTCGAACCTACCGTTTCTAACAGGTTCGTAATGTACATAGACGGCATTCCTTCATATATGATCAAAAAAGCCGACGCTCCTGGCGTTACTTTGAACGAGATCAAAATCGACCACATCAACGTTTACCGCAAGATCAAAGGTAAAGCAGAGTGGAAAGATATGAGTTTGTCATTATACAACCCAATTTCTCCATCAGGCCAACAAGCAGTAATGGAATGGGTACGTTTACACCACGAATCAGTTACCGGTAGAGACGGTTATTCAGATTTTTACAAGAAAGATTTGAATTTATCTATTATCGGTCCAGTTGGTGACGTCGTATCAGAGTGGATTATCAAAGGAGCTTTCATCAAAGAAGCCTCTTTCGGTACCTACGATTGGTCGACTACAGATCCTACAGAATTGACTATCTCAATCGGTATGGATTATTGCGTATTGAACTACTAATCCTAGAAAAACATACAATATTAGAAAGGCCGCATCTCACTGCGGTCTTTTTTTGTGTTCGGAAATTTGTTTAATTTATATTTATAATAAAATATACAGTTTATGGCAGAAAAGTTTACGGTTCCCACCGAAATGATCGACCTTCCTTCGAAAGGTCTTGTTTACCCAAAAGAAAATCCATTGTCCGCAGGAGTAGTCGAAATGAAATACATGACTGCTAGAGAAGAGGACATCTTAACCAACGTGAATCTGTTACGTCAGGGCTTAGCTATCGAAAAGATGCTTAAGTCACTCATTAAGACAGAAGTAAAGTACGAGGATCTAACCCTAGGAGACAGGAACGCGCTTTTGATTGCGGCTCGTATCTTGGCTTACGGTAAGGACTACAATTTGAAGTATGCTAACCCAAACACCGGTGAATCGGAAACAATTGTGGTTGATTTACAAAAATTGGGATACAAGAGCGTTGATTTGTCTTTGTTTAAAAACGACAACGAGTTAACTTACGAGTTGCCTTTCACAAAGAACACGGTTACTTTCAAGATTCTTACAATTGAAGACGACAAAAAGATCGACGACGAGGCAAAAGGCATCAAAAAAGCATTGGGCCAAGACGCTGGAATTAGCTTAAGATTAAAGCACCAGTTGACTTCTATCAATGGAGACAGATCGACCAAAACAGTCAGGGACTTTATCGATTCAGGAGCTTTGTTATCAAGGGACTCAAACCCGTTAAGACAGTTCATCGCGTCTGTTACACCGGACATCGAAATGAAAACTACCGTTAGTTTAGCCGACGGTACCGAAACGGAAATCGACGTACCGATGACCGCGGAGTTCTTTTTTCCCGGCAGCGGAATATAGACACACATTTATGACCGAAGTCTTCGAACTTACCTATCACGGTGGCGGAGGCTTTACCTATTCCGAGGTTTGGAACATGGATGTGAATAAGAGACGTTTTAATCTTAAAAAGATCAACGAGTACCTAGAACGCGTAGAAGAGGTAAGAAACGAT